TGTCAGGAGGCCCCGATGCTGGTCGATCTCGCCGAGCGCTTGTCCCGCTCTCCTAGAGAGCTTCCCTCCGGCTACAGGTCATTCGTCCGTAAGACCGTCTCCCGCCTTTTTCCTAAAGGCTGGGATTCGGGTCTCTACGAGAAGAATGCCCTGCGCGTTTCTCCTCCTCTCTCCGCAACAGATGACAGCCCCCGCGGTCAGGGTGGTTGTTTTGGTCTTGGGCTTGATCACGCCTCGTATCTAGACGCCGTCTTGACGGGTTTTGATGGCGAGGTGTCCGTGACGGCCCAGATGCTTGTTGTTCAGAGTGCCGGGAAACCACGTCCTTTAACAAAGTTTTCGTCCGATTCATTGCTCTTGAGGCCCCTTCATGGGGCCCTCTACGACCATCTGTCTCGGTTTTCGTGGCTTTGCCGTGGTGACCCGACTGAGGAGGTTTTGAAGCGCGCAGGTTTCTTAGCTGACGCCGGCGTGCTGGTTTCCGGTGATTACAAGTCCGCTACAGACAACCTCCCTCTGGAGGTCGCTGAGGACGCTCTCGATGTGATTTTATCACATGCGATTGCTGTTCCCCAGTCCATTAAGAAGTACGCGAAAGCGATTCTTAGGCCTAGTCTGTGGTCCCTTGATCTCGGGGTGGATTCATTAGTTCCGTCCGTTGGGCAGATGATGGGTTCTCTTTTGAGTTTCCCATTGTTGTGTCTACAGAACTATCTGGCTTTTCGCTGGGCCCGTCATCGGGCCCACGTCAACCAGCGGCTTCCTCTGTTGATCAATGGTGATGACATCCTTTTCCAGTCCACCGAGCAGTTTGCCCGTGAGTGGATGAAGGTTGTCGCGGACGTCGGTCTTGACGTTGAGGTGACGAAGACCTCTGTTTCGCACGATTTTGGCTCGCTGAATTCGACCCTCTTTAGGTGGTCTTCTTCTGGCCTTCTGTATGTCGTGCCAACTTTGCGATTTGGCATGTTACGTCATTCCGAGTATGTAACCGGTTCTGGTCGTTCCTTCGCGTCCTTCGTGGGGGGCCTTCCCAGTCAAGTTCGATACCGTGCAGCCTGCTGCTGGTTTTCTTACAAGATTGCCCAGATCCGGGATTGTCGTTTGACTCTCCCGGAGCTTGGTTTTGAAGGTGCCCTTGCTTGGCGAATGGGGCGAAAGTTCAATTTGCACCCGTCTCCGACTCGCGTTCCC